CTTGGAGTTACGACTTGTGTGGTCGTCGTCGACCCCGCTCACGCGGGGATCTCCTCCTCCAATTTCGACTTGAGTACAAACATCGCGTGTCTCGAACACAAAAGAATTCGCAGTCGTGTATGGAACAATAAAGAACAAACGTTTGGGAACAACGAAGAACTAATAAAGATACGCTTTATGAAATCTACGACTGCGTGGGTTCCATGGACCTCTCACTTTTTTTGTCTTGCCAGCACCGATACCAATCAAGGCATCAAAGGGTTGGCTTTGACGGTAGTTAGTGAATGAACGTCGACCACGACGAGCAAGCAACATCGCGCCATCGACGCCAACCTTCTTTCCACGAAATGTCATATCCGATGCGACTGCTGCCCCACGACTATGTCCATAAACGACCGATGTACCAGAGCGCTTTGCAGCGGAGTCTAGAGAGGATGCGAACCTTCCGCGAGCTCGCAATGATAAACTTTGAGATAGACCAAGCCCGAAGACGGCAGCGACGCGCGGAGGAAGAACTTCAAGACCGTTCTGTAGCCATTCGCCGCCGGTCTTAGTCCCACGAACAAACATTTCATTCTTTCGGGATATAGGACTCTTCAAGATAGAGTAACCTTCTTTATTAGAATACGCGGCATTAAAACCTTTTTCGAGCTGATAATCAGCAAATTTAGAACCATAAGTTACAGCTTCCTGTTCACGGCCAGGACCATCACCAGAAAGCCAATCGTAATTGCGTTGATACGCATTCGTCAAACTTTTAGCACGTTTACTTTGGTCGATAAAACTCATCCCCAACGAGCTTGTTGTAAACGAGCCATAGGTATGAGAGCAGCAGTTGTGTTTGCTGGCATCTCCATCTTGCGTTTCTTATTAGCCTGAAACGCAAGGTTGTTTCCTCGGGCTTCTGAGTGGTACCGAGTCATAAAAGAGCTTTCGTCGTAAACGACTTCTTGATTCGAAACAACGTGAACCATCAGACGGGTAGGAGCTGCGCCTGTTCGTCCGTGAACACGGATGAAAACCATGTCAAACGATTCATTGTCCAGTTGAGAATGGACAAACTCCGTAGCGTTTGCCGGTTCTCGAGGAATAATTTGAAACTCATGATCGTTTCCTTGAGGCATAAGATGAAACATATAGCGATGAATATCGCGTAACTTTCCAGTTACATAAGTAGGATGTTCAACAAGATTCGTTGAGGTGATAGCGGGCAATACGGGAGCGCCTCCAGCGCCAATAATAGCCGTCGTCTCACCGGCACGAATGGTGGAAGCAAAACCAGAATCACTAGAACCTTGAATACGAATGGCCTCAAACCATCCGTCATTTTCATCAGAGTTGTTGACGAGCGTAATCTTCAACGCTTGCGAAACAAGTCGCCATTTATGAATAGGCGCAGACACTTGCGCATAAGAAGGACCGGCTTGGGTGCGACCGTGGTCGCGATAGGGAATAGAGTAGGGGTCGCCGGCTGGCGTGCCTTTGTTGGTAGATGATACAATCAATCCATTACTCAAACCAGGAAAGAGAAGAATATCCATGTTTTCACTGGCGTCATTCTGCACCTCTTCAACGGCTTGAAGCCTAATACCTGTACTGGCGTACACCTTTCCATCGGGAATCTTTGGATTAGTAGTGGCCGTTGAAAAAGGGTTGTTATAAACAGCTAAACAAGAACTGAAATGAGACTTCCCAGTTCTTCCGGTCGACAGAAAACCTTGACGACGACGACCATAATATCGACCGGTTCGACGACCATAAGTACGACGGTTCGACATAAGTCTGCGAGAAGTATACCGAGCACGAAGCATGTCTCGATACTACAACGGATATTTATGGCATCAGTACATAGACGACAGTGATGATAGTGCTGCTGGCGATGAAATGTCCAAAACCAGGACTGGAACGGAGCTCGGGCCGCCAATGCCAGAAGGGCCTAACGATGACGGTGGAACAGCAGATACGGAAAACGAAACGTACGATGGACAAATGGTATGGGCGGGAGAACCGTGGGGTTATTCACCAAGGGCACCAAGTGGATTAGAACATCCGTCGTACACAGGACCAAAGTACTTCAATCGTCAGAACGTAGACGGTACATTAAACGATACTATAGCGGGAGTACCATCAGTGACTTCACACGCACCAGCGGATATCGGATGGATCACACCGGCAGCATGGACATCAGCGATATGGGACGGAACTCCGTACGATGTGACAGGCAAAACAAAAGCTCAAATATGCAATTGGGTATTTCCGACATCAAACACGATGCGGGGGTTACGTCAGTTGTATGAGGCGGCACCACCGTTCGCAAATCCGCGTTATCCAAAACCGTGGGAGGTGGACGTATGGAACGTCAAGGTGATCAATCATTTCAGGGCATTATTCGGTATCGGGCCAATACAACCAAGCTACAGGTTGTACAATGAAGCTGCATGGGCAACAGAACGTCGTTGGACAACACGCTGGAATGCGTATCCAGCAACAGGGCCTCTCACGTACGGGCCCTGTCCAAACGCAAACGTCCATTGTGGGGCGACGTTCATTCCTGGGATCGGCGATCAAAACTGGTACTTGTTGCCCGCAGGTAGCCCAGCTCCACCAGCTGGGACAAGCGTCTCAAGCATGGTCAGAGAATCCACTAACGAAGCACTGGGAGGAGTCAACACTAACATACCATGGAGTATCAAGTTGGCCAGAGCCATCTCGGTATTCCTCTGCTACGAAGGACTCGTCGGTCACACAGGACCGTTCTTGAGACGACAGAAGGTTGGCCTAAACTTCTATGATATAGGAGACGGCACAACTCAGATAAGGTTCAAGTTCGGAGGAACTTATACTGCTTTCGCAGGTAGTTAATTTAACGTGGAGGTTAAAGTATAATTTTTAAGAGTGGGCTAGAGAGTGGGGAGGACTAGCCCAGGGTGGCTGTAATACTGTATTTAGCCACCCTGGGCCTCGAGTAGGGTTAAGGATTGTAAACGTCATCAAGAACGTAAACGGGCTCGTACATGGAGAAGTCCGGTGTGGGGCTAGAGGAAGGGAAGTACATCGAACCCCGCAACTTCACAAGCTCGGACGAAGAGGCGGCGAACTCCGGCACATCGTCCAGCTGGAACAGCAGGTGGAGTGATACTGCGGTAAGCAAGACGGAGGAGAGTACCAAGATCAGGGTCAAGTACGGCAATATTTCTTCGATCCCTAGGACGCATCGCGGCGACGCGGTTGAAGGCGTCTCTAACGAGGGGGAGCTGTTCGAGATACTGGCGGTTGGAGATCCAGACTCGGGCATTTCTACGTTGAGCACGACGACGACGGGGGTACCTGTCCATTTTTAAACCTGGATAATATTATAACGATCTTCGCTGAGCTTGGTCATATCGGGCAACTCATTCATGAAAACGAAGAGGTGACATTTCTGCAGGCGTTTAACTCGACTCTGATATTTCGGGGAAAAGACGAAACCGTTCTTTACTTCCTCCAAAAAGTCGTACTGGATGTACTCGCCCTGCTTCGACCTCGGGGCGTCCACAAAAAAGGCACGAATCGTCGGGTCCAGGCAAAAAGCCATGTCCGCTTTCTTCCCAGGTACAATTACCTGAGCATCATCATGTTTCGAGCAATACCAGTGAGCAAACCAAGTCTTTCCGGAATTCCCAACAGTGTCAACAACAAAATGGATCGTACGGTCATCGGGCTCGGAGTCAAGAATAGCCTTTGCTTGCGACTGCCAATCACGCAACTCATGTTCCTGAACCTCCTTCATGGGTTCATGATCCTTCACGAAATCGTGAACAAAGTTGGGATAGCGAGCACAAACGTTCGAATGGATTTCACGAAGCACCTTCATATCGTAGCATCCTTCCTTCACAGAATCCTTAAAACGGTCAAGCTCCGAACGCTTCCCGTCGTTGTAAACCATCTCGCCGTACTCCTCGTAGTCGCCTTCCTTCTTACAATACTCAACGGCAGCTGGCAGATTGCGGGCGATTTCAACATGAGGATGACCGGTTAAGAAGTCACGGGTCTGGTAGAGGGACTTTCGATGAGAGAAACTGATAAACCCCTGCAGATGAGGAGTCCCAGACTCACCAACCTCTCGGCCATAGATAAGATATTTAACCCCTCCACGAGCAAAATGCGAAGCAAAGACAGCAAGTCGTTCAGCGTCATAGTTGTTGAGCGTGAAGCACCAGTTCTTGGCTTTCGACATGCTTGGAGTTACGACTTGTGTGGTCGTCGTCGACCCCGCTCACGCGGGGATCTCCTCCTCCAATTTCGACTTGAGTACAAACATCGCGTGTCTCGAACACAAAA